GACAATCCGGCGTGACCGCGTATTTCGTCTCCGAGAATGCCGAGATCACGGCCAGCGACAAGGGCTGGGACACGGTCAGTCTGACGGCCCGCAAGCTGGCGGTCTTGACCAAGTACTCCAGCGAATTGTCGGAGGACTCGGTCATTTCGATTGCCGACGATCTGGCGCAGGAGATCGCCTACGCGTTCGCCGACAAGGAGGACGAATGCTTGTTCAACGGTGACGGCACCAGCACTTACGGCGGGATCGTCGGCCTGAAGAACGCCCTGGGCGACGGCAGCGAAGTCACTGCCATCACCGGCAACACCGCGTTTTCAACCCTCGATCTTGAGGATTTCGAAGCGATGGTGGGCAAGCTGCCTCAGTTCGCCGTCAACGGCGCGCGGTGGTACATCAGCCGGGTGGGTTGGGCCAACTCCATGCTGCGGCTGGCGGAGGCGGCTGGCGGTAACACCGTGGCCCAGATCGCTGGCGGTGCCCCCCTGCAATTCCTCGGGTTCCCGGTGGAAATCGTGCAGGTGATGAATTCCACGACCACGGCCCAGACTTCAACGGACGGTATTGCCTACCTCGGCAATCTCGATCTGGCGGCCTCGATGGGTTCACGGCGTGGCATCTCGATCGCCGTCGATAGTTCGCGATATTTTGAATTCGATCAACTCGCGATCCGTGGCACCGAGCGTTTTGACATCAATGTGCATGAAAAGGGTACGGCGAGCGTTGCCGGTCCCGTGATCATGCTGAAGACCCCCGGTTCGTAAGGAGCCTGATTCATGATTCATGCACAGAATACCAAGTGGGTGTCGGTCACTCCCCCGGCTGCCATCGTCGACAATGCCAGTCTGACCACGGCGAGCATCGACACGTTGGGGTACGAATACTTGGAAGTGTTCGTGTACCTTGGGGCCACCGACATTGCGATGACTGCCCTGAAGCTTCAGGAGTCGGATACAGACAGCAGCTTCGCGGATGTTACCGGCCTGGTCTACGGCACTTCGGTCAGCATCGCGGGAACCACTGCGGCACTGCCGACTGCGACCGACGACAACAAGTGCTTCAAATTCGAGGTCGATTTGCGAGGCCGCAAACGCTACTTCGACCTTGTCGCCACGTGTGGTGATGGGTCTACCGGAACCTTTGCGACAGCATTCGCGTTGCTGTCGCGGGCGACGGACACACCGGTCACTGCGGCCGAGCGTGGGTTCGGCAACATCGTGAGGCTGCCCACCTAATGCGCGTGGAACTCCTCACAACTTGGAAGGGATTCCGGGCGGGTAAGACAATCGATCCGCCTGATGGGGTGGCCAACCTACTCATCAGGCGGAGGATTGCCAAGCCCGCGTTGGAACAGATCGAACAGACTACGGCTGTCCCGCATTACGAGCGGGCGGTCCGTCGTCAGAACAGAGGGCGATAAGCCATGCCGTGGGACCGTGCGAGACCGTTGGAGTCGATGCAGAGCGTTCGCTCTTCTGTGCGCGTGAGCGTCCAACCGACGGTCGAGCCGGTCAGCGTGGCCGAACTGAAAGAGCACGCGAGGATTGACCACGGCCACGAAGACGAGCGGCTTGCCGGACTGATCAAGACGGCCCGTATCATGGTCGAGAAAGACACGCGGCGAAAACTCTGCGCGCAGACCGTCGTCCTCAATCTCGACTACCTGCCGACGTACATTGTCCCGGAGGTGCTGCCGATCCAGAGCATCACTTCGATTCAGTATTACGACGCAAACAACACCCTTCAGACTCTGGCATCGGCAACCTACGAAACGGATCTGTACGCGGAGCCGATCTTGATTCGGCCCGCGTTTGGCCAGACATGGCCCACGACCTACGACCGGTTCAACGCTGTCGCTGTGACAATTCAGGCGGGATACGGTGCCGCCAGTGCTGTGCCAGACGACGCGAAGCAGGCGATGTTGTTGCTGGCCAGTCATTGGGTCGAGAATCGCGAAGCCGTGTTGACGGGAACAATATCGAAGGAAATCGAACTCTCTTACACGGCCCTCACTGATCGGCTGAAGTGGGGAAACTACGCATGAGGGCGGGGAAACTGTCAAAGCGGGTCGAGGTGCAACGGCTGTCGGCCTCGGTCAACGGGGCGGGACAGATCGACGAAACGACAGCGGGGAACTGGGTCACGTTCGCCGTGCGGTGGTGCGAGATGGCCACCCGTGGGAGTCGGGAATTCTTTCGTGGCGTCGAAGTCGCGGCGGACATCACGCATCAAATCACGATGCGATCAGACCCGCAGAGCAAGGCATTCACCGTCAAGCAGCGGCTGCGAATGGGCGACAGGATTTTTAACATCAGCGGCCCCCCGCTGGACGTGGACGAGGGCGACGAGATGGTGCGGTTTCCGGCCGTGGAGGTGGCGCAGGATGGCTAAGCCAGCACGCCCAGGGATGGCACGGATGCGGCGCGAGAGGTCGGCCCAGCGTACCGGCTTGTTCAAAACTGCGGTTCTGGAACTGACTGGTGATGAACGCCTAAAAGCCGCACTGCTGAATCTTGCCGACAAGCGAACGCGAGCCGCCATTCAGGCCGGCTTGCGTGCGTGTGTCAAAGAGTTTGCGGTTGGCATTAAGCATCACATTCCAGCCGACCTGAAGAATTTACAACGACTGGTCGGAAGCGGCCTAACCAAGGCCAAGGCGCGGAAACAAGGTGCTAAGGCTGGGTTTTCGGTCGCGGGCGCATTCAAGCGAAAACAACCGAAACGTAGCGGGAAGAATGTCACCAAGGCAGGCAAGCCCAAGGGTGTGGGGCTGGGAGCGCGTAATGTCATGTGGGCAGCGATTGGCACACAAGATCGAGTGGTGAAAAAGACCCGCATGTATGTTGGCACGAGCCTGCGGGAAGTGACGAACTGGAGCACAGGCAAGATGCCAGCAATTCTAGGGGATGCTGTCACGCATGGCGTCAAGGCAAAACAGCGATCGGGAGTCACGGCGATGGAAAAAGCCGTGTGGAAGAGGCTCATTAAAGACATCACAAAGCAACAGGCAAAGTGATGGCCATTGAGATCGGGCTTCGCACGCTGCTACTCGCGCAGTCGACAATCACGACTCTGGCACCGTCGCAGACTGTCGGTGGTGTGGTGTTTGACGCGGTGTTTTTGGACAACCCGGCGGAAGGCGTGAAGCCCCCTTACGTGATCATCACGCAGACCGGTCACGATCCATACAAGCGACTCGACGGCACCGGAGGCACGCTGCGAAAGACTGAGTTGGACATCGATTGTTACGCAAGCAACCGGCCTGCATCGATTGCGTTGGCTGCTGCCGTGGACACGTTCCTACGCGACTACGTGGGGGCAGCCGGGGCATCAGACACGATCAACGCAGTCCTCTGGGAAAATGCACGGGATGACGTGGTCTTCACCGGCGATGGGCGAGATCAACGCCACTACGTGCGAAGTCTTCAGTTCTCGATTCAGCACACTTAGGAGGTGCATTCATGGCGATTGTGAAGTCCAAGGGTACGAAACTTCAGCACACGGTTGCCGCGAGTCTTGTCGACATCGCGCAGATCCTTTCGATTGAGCACAGCGGTAGCGGGTCTGAGACATTCGAGTCTACGACCCTTGACGGCGGCACCTACAAGACATTCGCTCCAACGGGGTATTCAAACCCCGGGCAGGTGTCTGCTGAGATCTTCTATGATCCGGCGTTGGCAGGACATCAGGCGGTTACCGACCTGATCGCGACACCTGCAACGAACGCGATGAAGATCATCTATGCCGACACGGCTGCAACCAATCAGGCGTTTACCTCGGCTGGCGTGGAGTTCGGGGCGACCGTCGCGATGGATGACGGCTTGAAAGCATCGCTCACCTACACCGTGACCGGCGATCCGGGGTGGCCTAGCTGATGCAAGCCAAGATCATTCGCGAAGACATCGAGATCAGCCCCTCTGCTGTGCTGTCTGAGGACGAGCAGGCGCAGACCGTCATGGTCGATACGTGGCGAAACGGGCAGATGGAGCCGGTGCGGTTCTGGAAACTCGGAGCCATTGTGTCGCGGCCTGATTCCTACATGTTGGTACGTATGGGGATCGCCGAGCCGGAAGACAAGGAATGCCTGCAGCGTGCGGCCATGACTCCCGACGATTTCCGGCAGGCACAGCACGCAGCCCGCAGGGTGACGGCGGGAATCTCCCCGGAGGACTTCCCGTTGTACGACGCGGGAATCATCACAGGTTACAACCCCGACGGCACCTATGTCCCCGGCCCGAACTGGGACCAGATGCCGCAAGAAGACGAAGACGAGGACGACGAGTGAGCCGAAAAGCACTTCTGAAGCGGGTTCCCAAGCGGGTCGAGATCAACGGGGAAACCGTGATGGTCAGGCCCCTGACTCTCCGTGAGGCGGGCCAGTTTGACGCACTGGTGAAGGCCGAGAAGAACACTGATCTGATCCGGTTCATGGTGGCGTCTGTGGTCACCGACTCGGAGGGGCAGCCTCTTTTTGCGGTGGACGATCCCGAGATTGACGACATCCCCACCGACGTGATTCAGCAACTCTCCGACGCTGTCGCCAAGATCAGCAACCCCGGCAAATTGGAGACGGCAGTAAAAAACTGACGGCCGATGATGATGTGTTGTGGGTGATGCGGCTGGCGTCACATGATCATCGGCTGGCAGACTGGGAGACCCTGTTGGACACGTTGACGCGGCAGGAGCTGACGGTTTTAAAGGCCTTCGCCCAGATCGAGGGGTGGGGCAAGTTTGGCGACGATCACAGGGCGGCAGTGCAGACAACGATCCTCGGCAGTGCATGGGGAGCGAAGATAGACTATGGCAAGGTCGCGGACGCATTCCGCCCGCAGGACAAGCCGCAACCACGGGAGATGACTCCCGACGAGGTGGCAGCAGGAATGAGGAGGGTCAGGCATGGCGGTGATCGGTAACCTCGTTGCAAATCTGGTGGCGGACACCTCAAAATTTACCGGCCCCATTCAGCAGGCAGAGGCCCAGGTAAATCGCACAGCGTCTTCCATCCGTTCGTCTGGCGGGTTGATTTCCGGCACCGTGGGGATGCTGTCCCGTGGGGTTGGAGCCGCAATTGGCGGCGTCGCACTCCTCGGAGGGGCTGCGGCTGCCGGAATGGGCGCGGCAATGTCGGTGACAATCGCGGCCCGCAAGCAGGTGGCCAAGTTAGAGGCGGTTGTCGCGTCGACCGGTGGGGCGGCCGGGTTTACCGCACAGGAAATCATCGATTTCGCTGACAGTCTCGAACTGGTCAACGACATTAACGCGGATGTGACGACCTCGGCGGCTGCGGTGCTGGCGACATTCACACAGATCAAGGGGGATGTGTTTAAGGATGCGCTCATTGCGGCACAGGATCTATCGGCCGTGATGGGGCAGGACATGCAGAGCAGCATCGTGCAGATCGGCAAGGCGTTGAACGATCCGATTACAGGATTGACGGCCTTGCGGCGTGTCGGCGTGTCGTTTTCGGAGCAGCAACGCCAGCAGATCACAGCGATGGTTAAGGCCGGCGACGCGATGGGCGCGCAGAGGATGATTCTCGCCGAACTGAAGACCGAGTTCGGCGGAGCAGCAAACGCGATGAGCAACCCGTTTGTGGTTCTGCAAAACGTGGCGGGGCGAGCAATCGAGGGGATCGGGGCATTGGCACTGCCGGCGCTGCAAAGTCTGGCGAATATGCTCACAATTGTCATCGCACCGGCAGCAACCGAAATGCTGACCCGGTTCGAGGAGATCGGGAATGGGATTCGGGATTCTCTGGTTCCGCCGATGCAATATGCAATCGCCGTGGTGGCGAACATCGGGACGTCGATCAAGCTCCTGGCCGTCAATACTGTGCTGACATTGGTTCAAATCGGCAACGCGACGGCATACTTCTTCACGGATCAACTGCCAGCGTATTTCAACTGGTTTCTCGACAACTGGGGCAACTTGTGGACTGACGCCCTGGCGATCACGCAGACGGCCTTCTCGAACCTCGGTGCGAACATCGCCACCAACATGGCGGCGATCTGGGATTTCATTTCCGGCGGCGGAATGACCGCACTGGAAATGACATGGACACCTCTACTAGACGGGTTCGAATCGACTGTTGGGGACATCGCAACGATAGGCGAGCGCGTTCCGACCGAACTGGAAAACACATTGGGAGAGATGGTATCGGGGCTCGAAGGCAAACTGGCGGCGGACATGGCAAGCACGATGGAATCCTTGCAAGGGACGATCGACAAGAAGCCCCTGACGCCGAGGGTTAAATCCGCAGAGTCTCCCGCTGAAGCGATCAAGCCCACGGAAACCAAGGCGGTTGGAGCCGCACAGCAGGGTACGCGGGAGGCCCTGTCCGCGATCTTCGGGAGCATGCGAGGCGAGGATTACCAACGCCAACTGGTCACTCTCCAGCAGCAGGGCCTGGCGATCCAGCAGCAGCAACTCGACGCTCTGGAAGGGCTGGCCAATGAAGAAGGGGTGGACATCGAGTAATGGCAATTCTCAAGATGGGCGAGGTGAGCGGGCAGTCTCTGGACTACTCGAAGCCATACGATTCCAGCAGTTCGCGGAAATGGTTGGCTGTCACAAGCCACAACTTTCACACTTCGAGCGACGTTTACCAATACGGGCTCGACAACAACATCCTGCCGCTACCGTATGTCAGTTTCCACCCGGTCCTAGTCGGGCACCTGTGCCGGTCGATCAAGGTCACGCAGGATGCGGGGGCACCTCGGCAGTGGACGATCGAGGCGGAGTACAGCAGCAAGCCGACCAAGGAAGACGAGTCGGAAGAGAATCCCCTCAACCGCCCGGCCCGCATTCGGTGGCGGACATCGAACTACCAAAAGGCCATCTGGCAGGACATCAACGGCAAGGCACTTTTGAACTCGGCGGGCGATTACTTTGACCCGCCGGTTGAAGTCGACCGAGCCTACTGGACGGTCAGCGTCGCGAAGAATGTCGCGGACGTGCCGACGTTCATTCTGGACTATGAGAACGCGGTGAACAATGCGGCGATCACAATTGGCGGCGTGGTGATTGGCCAGCATGAAGCCAAGCTGTCGGACATCGAGATCAGTGAGCTGAAAATCGAGGGCGATTACCAATACTTCGAGTTCTCCTACACGCTGGAGAGGCGGCGGGAGAAGTGGATTCCCTTCAGGGTGTTGGATCAGGGCTTGCGGTTTAAGGACGGCGCAAACCGAAAACACATCATGGACCAGTCAACGCCCCCTCGGCCCGTCTCCTCCCCTCGGCTACTCAATGGCAGCGGGGCTGTGCTGAGTGACCCAACGCCCGATAACGCGGTTTACCGAGACTTCACCGTCTACTACGCCCGCAACTTCTCAGTCCTTCCAGGGGTGACATAATGGCCAGACTCGTAGGAACTCTGCAACTCGACGCGGGATCTGTCGAGGATCAACACATCAGCAGCGGCACCAAGATCGACGCGGACAAGCTGCAGCATTGCTACAGGGCTTGGAC